GCGGCAATGATCCAGCTCTTCCCGCTACCGGTGGCGGCCTCCAATAGACAGGGGTCGATAGACTGGCGCACCCAGTCCATGACCGCATCGAATGCCTCTACTTGGTAGGGGCGCAGGTTTTTGGTTACCATGGCGACTCACCATGCTCGAAGCGTGCAGATCGTGCCAGGCATTTTTCTTTGTAGTTACCAATATTCGGCCTAATATCCTTAATCTCCGGGACGTTTTTTGATAGGCTGAATGTAGGGAGTGCCATCACGGTTTCCTCGAACTTCTCAAAACAGATTGAAGTGTTTTCCATCCACTCTTCTTTCCCCTCGCCAGCCGGTAGCATCCAGTGATGATCTAAAGGGTCCCCAAAAACGCCCCATGCTCCGTTTTTCCTAGCTGGCCCGTGAGACACCATCTTAATTAGAGTTTCAAGAACCTCCTTTCTTGTTCCCGTCTTTGGCTTAACTTCTATCCATGCGTCGACAGAAGGGATATAAAAATCAGGAAGGTAATACACACCGTCAAGATCGAAGCCTTCCGGCTCGTACTCCCAATCTATGCCAAGCGCATCAAAGAAGACGGCCCACCTTGCTTCTAATCTGCTCCTGAATTTGTACCCTTTATAGGATGTCTGTATGGCTTTTATTTTTTCCATCAGCTAAACCTCCAATGCTGGCTGGCCTTCCCCCGGTAAGGTTCCAAATCAACATCCGGCATCTTATCTTTGACGAGCTTGGCATAAGAAACAGACCCAACACGATCAACAAGCGTCAATTTCTTGCCGCATATGTCTGCGTTCTTTTCACCTGCTAACAAAATCAGGCTGTCCAGGATCTCTTTTTTCCGCTGTGTAGCCCGATCAATAGCTTCGGTTAGCTCATCATATTCATCGGTTAGCTTCCCGGCCATGGCTGAATTTATGACTTTCCGCTTTGGCTCAAGGTGATCTTTGTTGTCGATCTCGGTCAGGAAAAGATCATAAAATTCTTTCAGCTTTGGAATAGCCCACTCCAAAAACTCATGGTCAATATCAACGCGCTCTAACTTTGTGCCGTTTGGAGACCACTGGTAGAAGTCGCACCACTTCCGGCCTGTGCAGTAGAGTTGGATGTGAACCTGGGCGGCGTAATGTTCTTGCTGTTCCAGTGTCTTGAACGCTGGCGGATTCTTGTTCCTTTGCCCGTATGGCGCCTTAATCTCTATCAACCCGCTATCGCTCACCAATCCGTCAGGGCTTGCGCCAAGCCATTCATGCTCAGGGTGAATATGGAAACCTGTTTCTGTGACCTCGTTTCCTGTTTCCATCTGGTATTCTGCTATCGCGCCGGCTTCGTTAAACGTGCCCCACTCCGTAGCTGAATTTCCCTGAAACTCTCGTTCTGCGCTATGCCAGGTGCGTACCATTTCCCGCATTACGTCGTTGGCTGTTTTGTACTGGTTCATGCCAAGTATCGCGCCCACATTGGAACCCGTTACCCGACCTTTTCGCTTGTTAAACCAAGCCTGCGTTCTTTGATCTTCCATAACAAAACCTCATTGGGTTAAAAAAGTGGGCGCACGAAGCGCCCTGATGATCTAAAAAGGAACGTCATCCTCGAAGCTGTCATCTTCCGCAACCGGCTCAGGCTCTACCGCTACATCCTCAACCGGCTCGCTTCCCTTGCGCGGACTCACAGCGCTAACCCAGTTGCCAGATCGCGGCTGGCCATCGCTGCCGGTCATCTCCCAAACCTGCAACATAAGAACCATCGGCTTGTTCACAAGCGACATTGTTAGGCTCTTATCCGTTGGCTCTTCGTTCGACTTCATAAGCTTCCCGCCGGCGTTCGCATCAATGGCCGCAAGCATACGCTTGGCCTTTTCTGCCTTGCGCGGGTCGCTATCAAGTACGCGCACCTTGTGAAACAGCTTCCGGCCCTTGTACTCTTTCGGTGCAATAATAGACCAGCGCAAGCTGATGAACTTGTCGCCTTCGTACTCGTCCCATTTGGCCTCGTCCGGCGCTGCCAAGACTTGGGTTTTTGCAGGGATCGGCTCGAAGTTTCCGCCGCCTGATTCAAAGCTTCCGTCGATCTTCTCATCAAAGTTAAAAAAGCTCATTTCACTTCTCCTTTCAGTGTTGGTACAAATTCAATCAATGGGTTTGTGCCTTCTGGCACTGCCAGTTCGTCCGTTATCCCGTATCGGTTTTTGGATATGTTGGCCGCAGTCGTGTACGTAATCAGAACCCTGGTGCCGTCAGAAATTGCCTTCTTTCGCTCTCCGTCGCCTGTGGTAAATGTCTCAAGCTTCAAGTAACCAACTAGGTCAACATCATCCACATAAGGCGCAGTGCTTCGCTTACCAAGGCGCAGATCATAGCGGGTGTACGGATCTTGATCTGGTAGCTCAATGTTGACGGTATCGGCATGAGCGATGAATACAACGTGGATACCCTTGGCGCTTAACATGCCCGCTGCTTTCCTTACACGCTGGTGCATGGCGGCAACCGCAGACAACCCGGCACCATACCCCCCTAGAGCTTGGTTGATGCTGCGCGGCTTTTTAGGGTCGCTTTCAACAACGTGCTGTATAAATAGGCGCTCTAATGCAGTAATGGAATCAATCACAACAGTTTTCCACTGGTGATCTTCATTAATAAGCGAGGTTAACTGATCCCATAAGGCTTTGGGGTCTTGAACAATAGGGAACGCTTCAGGCCGGTCAGCTTCGGGTATGGATTGCATACCATCCTCTGAGCGAATAAATACAGGGCTTGGGAATGTGCCAGCTAATCGGGTTTTACCAATACCGGCGTCACCTGTGATGGTGCAAATTATGGGGCGGTTTTCTGGCTTTTTAGCCAGTGAAAGGATGCTGCTCATAATGATCTTCCTCATTGGGTTTAATTGGCTGCTACAGGTTGCAGCTCACAAACACTATACAATCTAAAACGGCACGATGTCAAACACTAACAGCAAAGTATTTTTTTGTAGTCCTACCCTTCCCGGCGCTCGTCTCTTCAAACCGCAAAAAACTGTTTTCAACAAGCTTATCCACCACCTTATCCACATCCTCTTTCCGGTAGCTCCTGCACTTACTTCTAAGCCGGCCAATCGTCTCGCCGTGCTCGTCAGTAACGTGGCTCATTACCATGCTTGCAAGTGCGTCCTGCTTATCGGTTGCGCTGTTTGAGTAAGCCAGTTTCATCTTCTCGTCAACGTCACGCTTAACGAGTGCGTAGGCCCACATAACATGCTCTACCGTTCGAAGACCGCCTGGGATCGATAAGATCATCGATACCTTGGCAACCTGCTCATACCCGCGCCGGGGAATTGCGGTTAGGCCGGTCTGGTTTTTTGCCTTCTCTGCCATCTCATAGAATGCGTGCTCTATCTCGTCGAGCTTCTCCCTTGCATCATCCCTTGTCGGCACGTCCACTTGTTCGCCTACGCACTCCACTCGCTCGAACAATTCAGAGTGTCCCGGCGCGTAAAGCTGCATTAACGTAGCTGCTATGTCGTTTGGTATAGGGTCTTTTTGTATCTTGTTTCGCGGTTTGCTTTTCGGATTGTCTTCACGCTCCCTAAATATTAACGACCGCCCCATAAAGCCGTTTGTTGCCATGTCGAAATCCATAAGGTCGCTAAATCGCTCCGGGGTGGTTAGCCCAAAGATGCACAGATATGGCTTTTCAATGCCTTTATCTACATTTCCGACCTGCCTTTTCAGGGACTCAAGTTTCATTTCATCGCCGTCAAAAGGCTCGTTTCCGTCTACTCTTTTCTGAACGCCGGCAAGCTCCTTTGTTAATGACTGGCGGATCTCTTCTTTGAGGTCGCCCGTTATCATGGCAAAGCTATTCGCTTTCGAGTAAAGAGACATAAGAGTGCCAATAATTCCCTCGAGGTATGCCGCTGTCCCCTTTGCCCTGGCGTTTGCTATCTTGCCAAGCGTCTCTCCAAGTTCGTCAATCGTATAGAGTGCGGCCTGGTGTCTTGTTAGGTTGCGGTATATCTCCTGCTCAGACTTAAACGAACCGTGGGCAGCGGCAACCACGCCGGCAGCCTTGAGTATCTCTTGGTAGCTTTTAAGAACAGACTCTTTGCCGGTTGCAGATCCAGAGACACCGAACAAAAACAGGTTAGGAGTAATGCCATCCAGTGGGTCAACGTAACGCATGCCGGCCACGGAAGAGATCGACGCAAGCGCTGCGGCTACCGCCAAGTGTTCTCTTGGGTGCCGGTTACGGTCGTTTATCCACTTTGTTAACTTGCCCACAAAACCCGGCGGCCTTAAAAGATCAATACCTTTCGTTTCCAGCCCGCACGCCTCCGGCGCATCAAAATGTAGCTCGCTGCTAAAGTCTACCGGCGCAACCCATCCGGCTTCTTCTGCGTAGTGTGCCAACGTACCAAACGTGACGGGGTTGGCAGACTTTCCGAAGCTGTGCCATTTCTTACCCATGTCTTTAGGATCGTACTTGTCGCCCTTCGCTGCCCAGTCTGCCCATAACTGGTAGCCCTCCCCGCTTGTCACCAGGTGGATAGCCATGCCGATGCGGATATACGTTTCGTAATCGGTATCTGTCAGGTTTGGTATAGCCGCCAGCATGCCTTTCAAGTCATCGTCCGACACATCGACAGATACACCGTTAACGCTTGCCCGGTGACGGTCTGGTTTTTTCAGTAGATCAAGCAAAGCAGCCGGCGCTTTCTCAATATCGAAAGGAGACCCGGCTAACACCTCATACCGGTTTCCTGATTCGTGTAGTGATCCCGGCCCCACTACATAGCCCGTACTCTTGAAATCAATGCCTGGGTAGTCTTTTAGGTTTTGAACAAGCGCGGCGGCGTCTTCCAGCGAAAAGTACAGGTGCTTGGAAAGCCCGCCGCTGCCAGTCTTCACAACAAGCCCGGCCCCTGCTATTTGCGGCACCGCTTCCAGTAGCGCCTCGTAAGACTTCGCGCCACCATTTCGCTCGTCTACGTCTACCACCAGAAGGCCATCAGTGAGTACGCCATAACCAGTTTCAAACTGGCCCATTTCCTCCATCACCTCAAGTTGCTCATCAGACCACAGCGGGGAATGCTGCCAGTTTGAGGCAATCGGATGCTTCAAAACGGCTTTGCACTTCGCATCCCCGCATTCACATAATCCGCCGGCTGCCCCGTACAGGCCGAAAATGACGATGTCATTCTCTATGAAGTCTCTATAGATCACTGGCGGGCCTCCAAGTAATCAGACAAAGCTTTAAGCGCCCTGTAGGTTGGGTTTGCGTTCGGGTTGTCCCTTATCTCCCTTATCGTGTTGAAATGTAGTCCGGTCGCCTCTGCAACCCTTGCCGGGCGCAGGTCTTGTAGTTGTTTGCGTATCGTCTCTAGCTGCATCATTGTTCTATGTCTCCTTTATACGGTTAAAAGCACACCGCAGACTATAGCTTATTAGGCGGGTTGCGGGCAACAGCCAAGCGTGTTATAAAATGAGAACACCACATAAAACAACCATTTAAA